ATACGCCATAGGCAAAGCCAGACGCACCATTTTTTATGTAAGCCACTTTGTCCACTGATACCAAAGGCATCGGCAGATCGAAAATGGACAAACTGTTTATTGGTATTTCTAAAGGTAAGGCAATGCTGTAAGCCACAATGGGGCGGATGATGGGGAAACCGTCATAAGACAAAACCAAAACAGTATTGATTAGGTTTTTTTGAGTTCGGCCTTCCAAGTATTCACGAGTTTCGGTGATAAGGTTTCCGATAACTGTATCATCATCGGTGAAATCCACGGTTATATATTGTTTCATATCCGCCAGTGATACTGGCTCGGTTGTGGATTGTGATAGTATTTGGATAGCCATGTATTCCCCACTGTAATCGACGGGGTATCCCCCGAAAAAAACCTCTGGCAGAGTATTTCGTCTGCCAGAGGCCACAAAATAGAAGAACTATTAAGAATGCGCTTTCCAAAGACGGATTGCGGCAGAGTCTAACAGGGTGTAATCGTGGCGGCTGAATACGATAAATCCAACCATGCCATATTCCATGAAAAGTTGATCGGCTCTGACAACCACGGGATTTACCACAGAGGCAATGCCCACGGCTTGTTCGTGATCGGCGATAACGCCGAGATCACCAGAGGCAGTCAAGGTATCAAAACTATCATTTACCACATACTGGAAACCGTCCAGATATTCCGTAACGCCTTCCTGTGGGTTGGCCATGTTCAAGAAAATTGGACGATGGGAATCATCAACAATAGAACGCACTTTAGTCAGCACGGCATCGCTCAATTCGATCTTTACCTTATTCTTATTCTTACGATAGGCGTAGTTCAAAGAAGTGGTAAAACCCATCCAATCGGCATAGGTGATAGCCGATCCAGAGGCGGTTGTTGCGCCAGTTGTGGCGGTTTTCAAAGTGGTAGTGATATCAGTGTTTAACTGTCTGCCGATACGCTTGCTGGCGGCATTATAGATGTATTGCTCGGCGTTGAAGGCGTTATCCTGTAAAAGTTCCAACGAAAGAAGAATCCATTTGCTGGAATACTTCTTTGGCGTCAAAGTTTTGACGCTAAACGATGGGTCTGCCCCATCCGCTCCACTAACGGCAACGGCAAAGGTATCGCCCGCTTCCGCTACTTGGGCGGCTGCATTAGAAGTATCATCAACCGTGGCGATAGAGAATGGGTTTCCATCACTACGGCTAAACACTGTGGCTCCGGCCTCAATTGCGCCAGCATAATTTTTCAATGACTCAAAAAGCCCATTATAGAATTGCCTGTCGCCGACGATCCCGATTCCGCCAGCCGTTAAAGAACGCATTTCAGGCGTCATTCCCTGTAATACCATATCCCGATATTCGGGCTGCATTTTGCTAAGGCCACAACGGAGATACTGGCTAAATGCCTTAGAACGCTTTTCGCTTACTTCGGTATCGCTTTCCGTTACAGTAGCGGTTTCGGTGTCACGGCCAACCAGTGACCGAGTTTCTTTCTCGTTAATCTTGCTGGCATCATAAGCCGATTCAAGATTAGCGATTTCCTTTTTGTAACTGTTGATTTTGATGGACATTTCATCAAATTTGGCTTGATGTTCGGTGTCCAGTGCGCCACGTTTTTCTGTCAGCATTTGCGACATTTGAGAGGCGATAACATTTGCTTCCTCTCGCTTTGATTTAATAAGTTCCCATGTAGTCATTTTAATTTCCTTTTCCGCCTATGGCGGATAATGGTTAGAGTTGATTTTCTCCTATCATCTTGCGATTTAGAAACCGTTGCCTCTAAATGCCGCCCCCGTTGGGAGACAGGTTAAATAATAGATGCAGCAACCGCCGCAACCATATTCCTAAAGTTATATACGCTTTCCCCTAAATCTTTTTCCGCTTGACTTAAACTTTCGCTTCTTAATTCTACGGAAGTTTGCGGATATGCTGGCTCGGCCACAATGCTTACACGCTTCAAAGACAATGAGGATATTTCCCGCACTGTCTTTCCAGTGGAATCCCTGTAGAATCTCTCCCCGCCTTCGTTGGGGTTAAACTCAAAAGACATACCGTCATAAGTGCCAGACCTTACGGCCTCTAATGCGTCATTGCCCCAAGATGTAGCGGGCGGCATAATACGGACATTCAAGCCAGTAGGGGTATCATTTAGAATTAGTGTTCCCTTGCTGCGCCTTCCAATCACCTTATCTGTCTCATGGTTTAGGTCGGCTTTTATTTCATCGTTGCTGGCCAGACTGGCAGACAATGCCCCCGCTTTAATGACTTCGGTAAATGCCCCGATTTTGGGGCTGTACAATTCATTACTTGGCTTGCCATAAACAACGGCTGTACCTTGTATCGTATTGCCTTTGGCATCGGCCCTAATCTCGGCTGCATAATTTCTTATCTCGGTTTTCATTTTTCCTCCCTAACTGGATAGATTTCGCTACGGCAATCGGTGTTTAATGGCGGATGGTAAATGTGGCGTTTGCCATCGGTTTGGAATGGCTCGGCTATGGCTCGTGTTTGCCCGTCAAAATCCCCGCCTTCCCATCGTACATTCTTGACGCCACAAGCCAGATAGGTTTCTCTCGTTACAGCATTGCGGCATCGGTGACATTCATATCCTGCATCCGCCTTATCCTGAATCCGGATGCTCATCGTCTGGCAGTATTTATCGACCCAATCCCCGAAATTATCCCCCGTGGCGGGGCTGCCCGCTTCCGCCTCTGCCATGGCTCGCACTGCCGCCACATAAGGCGTAAGAACTTGCCGGATTTGGGCTGCCGAGAGATCGGCGGCGCAAGCGTAGTCAAAGAGGCATCGGTATTGGGCGTCCAGGCCTTGCCGTTTGCTCGGCAAGGCAGTTTCCTTGACCGTGGCTGCATCGGTGTCAGTTGCGGCGGGGGATGGCTCGGCTTTGGGCGGGGCTGCCTCTGGCGGGGTTGTTGGGGCGGGGTCTGGCTCCCCCTCAATGGCATCCTCTAAAGTGATATTTTGGCTTTGTACCATAACCACATTGCCATACGGCAAGGGATTAAATCCTAACTCGCTGCGGATTTCGTTTACTTGTAGAACATCGGACAAGGATTTGTAATAAGCGGATGTTGCCGCCATATCACCACGGATAAGGTTTCTTAAATCAAAACGAAACGCCATCGTGGCTTGCTCATCCTGTCTTAGAAGTTTTCGATTTAATTCGCCTTCCCAATCACTGATAAGCGGGTTTAGGCAATGCGTTTTGAAATCAATAGATTGTTGCTCTATGTTGTTATTGGTAGAACGAGCCATGGCCCCAATCATATGGGGAGGAACTTGATAAATACCGGCGGCAATTTCTTCCCTTGACATATTGGCCGCTTCAATCCATTGGGCGTCGTTTGGATCAATGGAAAGTTTTTCAAACTTCATTGCCTCTTCCAAAATCATAACCTTATGGGCGTTATCAATTCCAGTTAGTTTATTTGTGAGTTGCTCTCTTAATCGTTCTTGGGCGGCAGTTGTCAGATTTCCGGGATGAGTTACAATGCCAGAGGCATTTAGACCATTGCTAAATATCTTGGCACCAAACTTGTCAAACGCCATATGTTTTCCGATTTGTTGGCGAAACATGGCGATAGGTGACATACCATTTAGACCATTGAAAGAGAAACCTCTTATATGCAATACTTGATAGGGCAAGAGGTCAATCGTTTCGCCATTTACTCGTGTTCGATAAATCAATTCGCCATTTTCCAAACGGACAGGAAATGTCCTGTCGGGAAGCAATGGCAATAACTGTTTTACATGAAATGCCCCGTCATAATCAATAAAACAAAAACCGTTCCCCCAACTCTGCCGATGGCTTTCCATAAGCGATTTCAAGATATTACCATTCATCGCATCATTGGGAAAACGCAATACATTGTATATTGGATGTTCGGTGGCTTTTCTTTTTCCGCCTTGCGCCATGGATGCCATCAAATCAATATCCAGATAACCCATGGTGTTGGCGATTAAACGGATACAGGCAAACACTGGTATGCAGGTTAAACCGCTCCACTGGTTTACTGGTATGCCACTGTCAGAGGGAGAGTAGTACATTAGGTTTGTGCCACTGCCATCCATGTTTGTTGCCGATACTGGCGTGGCGGTTATCGTTGCTCTTTTTTCAGTTGTAAAAATATTGGCGAGTTTACTGATTATGCTCATTTCCTTGCCCCTTAAAATGTCAATAGTCCACGGGTTTCGTAAACGGATTTGGCGCTGCGGTTGCTATCCGTCTGCCTGTATATAGCCAGACCTAATGCCATTATCGTGGCGATAACTCCGTCAATACAATTTGTACTCGTGTTGCGGTCTGGCTTTACTGGTTTTATGTTCCCCTCTGCATCGGTACGGATAGCGGTA